AAGAAAACTGTTCGAGCTTGGCATCCCACAAGTGATACAGCTGATCGCGATTCTATTCCAAAACTTGAAGACATTCGAAGAGGTTGCAGAGATCTCACAATGAATTCACCTATTGCGAACGCTCCTCTCAACAGAGAATGGACGAATGCAGTAGGATGGGGATTGATTTTGCAGAGTAGAATTGATCGTGAATTGCTGGGCATGAGTGACGACGAAGCAGAAGAATGGGAACGAAATACCGAACGTGAGTTCAATGTCTGGGCAAAATCAAAAGATTGTGATGCAGCAAGAACCTTGAACTTCTTTGAAATGCAAGGTCACATTATGTACAATACATCACTTTCCGGAGATGTCTTTGCATTATTGCCATATATCAAAAGACCAGGCAAGGTTTATGATCTTTCAATCTCTGTATTAGAAGCGGACATGGTCTGTAACCCTCCGAGCATTATTGACAATAATAAAGTCGCAGGTGGAGTAGAGGTTGATGAATATGGTGCCCCCGTTAAATATTACTTCAAAAAGCTCAGAATGGACAATGCAACTCTGGGCAGTACAACCTTTGATGATTTCGTGCCTATACCCGCTTTTGGTGCAGAGTCTGGAAGACGTAATGTTCTTCATCTCTATCATAAATTAAGACCAGGACAGCGACGCGGCATACCAATGTTAGCTCCAGTGATAGACGCGATGAAGCAGTTATCACGGCTTACTGAAGCGGAATTGGCTGCATCTGTAATTAACTCTTTCTTTACTGTATTCGTAAAGACGAACCCTGCCACTTCTGGTCTGGCTGATGGATATATTCCTGAGGATTCAGAGGTTGATGAAGATGAAGATCCACGAGATGAATATCATTATGAGTTGGGTAGCGGAAGTGTTGTAGAGCTTGCAAAAGATGGGCAAGAGATACAGTTGGCTGACCCAAAAAGGCCTAATGAAAATTTTGAGCCATTCTTCATGGGTATCTGTAAAATGATCGGGGCATCAACTAATATACCATATGAACAGTTGATTCTTCATTTTCAATCCTCTTATAGTGCCGCAAGAGCTGCATTGCTTGAGGCTTGGAAATTTTATCGTATTCGTCGAGTATGGCTTGCATCTGAATTCTGTCAACCTGTATTTGAAGCCTGGTTGATTGAAGCAATTCTTATGGGTCGAATTGTTGCACATGGCTTTTTTGACGATCCGTCAATAATGGCTGCATGGTGCGGAACTACTTGGACAGGGCCAGGACAAGGACAGATTGATCCACTGAAAGAGTCCAAAGCTACTGAAATCTTATTAAGTGACAAGACACCACTGTCCGATTTTGAGACAGAGCATGCTCGGATATATGGAACAGATTGGGAAGACAGTATGACTCGTCTTTCAAGACAAAAGAAATTTCTTAAAAGTCACGAATTAATTCCAGAACAACCTCAACAAGGTATGCAACCTGTACAACCTCAGCAGGGCAATGAGATAGAAGAACGAGTAGAAGAACTTGAATCAGTAAGTCCGGAGCAATAACTATGCCAGCCAACAATGTTATATCTTTCATTTTTGAGTCCGCTTGGGCAATAACAGAGCAGTCTCTGGAGATGATTATATCTATCGCAAACAGAGAAAACAATGATTTTATTCCGGAGAATCTTATCAAAAATGAAGGAGTCTTTCGTACTTCTGGCAGCCCATTAAATGGCACCTCCTCAGTGTGGATGAGAGGAAGTGTAGCTGTTATTCCAGTGATCGGACCTATTTTTCCTCGTGCAAATCTGATGACAGAAATTTCAGGAGCGACGTCTATTCAA